CGACTTTTGATTGCCTTGACTAAATTCATAATAATTTTTCTGTCTTTAATTTGTTTGGTAGACATATAACCCTCCTTGTAAAATTTTAAAAGTGGCAGACTTTTACCCGTCCGCCAGAAGGCAGTTGACACTTACGCCAACTAATTAAAAAGGTGGCAGACATTCCCCGGTCTGCCAGCGGGGCGAGCCTAGCCTGCTACCAGTTCATTAAATGCACGGTCGACGTCAGTAGCTTCGGTTGTGCTGTACTTGATAGTCTCGCGAGCGCGTGACTCGGCGGATCCGTCTCCGGCGAGTTGCTCATCGAGAATAGCGTCAACCTGCGCCGGAGTAAGACGTTCAAATAGACCGTCAAAATCCGGCATGCCATCAAGGAGGGCGGGGATAGCTTCAGGGTCCTCAAGCAAAGTTGAGGTATTACGACGCATTTTCAGGCTCGTCTGGGGGTATGCTCCCGGCTTGGTGGGCTTCGTATACGTGAGAGTAATGTCAGTACCCTCGGTCGCATCCGTAACATCACCGTACTCGGGGTCAAGGATGTAGCCGAGAAGGAGTTCATAGGCCGTCTTACCGTAGCCGTAAACCTTAATCCCTTCATCTTCTCGACCACGAACAACTACAGGGCTGAAATAGCGGGTGCGCACAAAGAGTGACTTTGCAAGCTTTTTGCTCTCCTCGTCGTTGTTATCGCTTCCTTCTCGCCAAAGCGAAGAAGCGAATTCGCAGATAGGACATGCCTCACTAAAATTACGCTTAGGACACAAGATTCCGCCCCTGTGGTCCCCTACGTTATAATGAAAGAACATTTCCTTCAGTGGATCTCCGTCGTTAGTTGGAATGATCCGAATGTCGGTGTCTCCCTCGTCTGGCTTGAACCAAACAGAAGTAGAATCACCTTTGTTTTCACCGCGCAAAGTTGCGAGCTTGCGGCGCATAAGCTCCATATCAATTGACATTATTCAATTTCTCCTTTTGTGAATAAAGTATAACACACTTAACTTGAAGAGTCAAGTGTTTTTTGTTCTTGTACTACGTTTGTGTGGGCAACGCAGAACCCAAAATCGCTGTGGGGTGTTTCGTATATTGCATAAGAAATCTTTCGAAATGCATTCTTAGGTTTTTGCTTAAGAATATCGACTAGCTTTTTGTGCAATCCCCCTTCCTTCATCAATCTTTCCTCGTTTATACACATATAATAACACAACTCACGAGGGGTGTCAAGGTCAAAAAACCATTTTTCTTCAAGATTTTCTACATTGAGGGCCGCAACGGCGCGAATCCGATTAATATCGGCTGGTCGGGAGACTTGCCCAATCTCGGGCTCGCTGAATTCAAAGTAATTAAGGTAATGAACGCATGAATAGATAGCATCATTAAGCCTGTCGAAATAAGATTTAATCGGTATTTGCCCGATGGACCTCTCCAAATTTAAATTGGAAATTAAGGTAATATTTTTAAACAATCCAGAACGCGCGTACTCTTGCAGGATATTAAACGTTATTTTTTCTAACTGTTTTGGGCGCCCAGTCAACAGTTCAATATCTGGCTGGATGTAAAACAGTTCTATCTCCTGATCTTTTATTTGTTCTAAGATACCCAATGTATAGTTGGAACTCATGGCAGAGCCTACAACAAAAACTTGGGCCCGATTTCGAACATTAGTAAAAAACTTTTTTAAATCAGGGATGTTTTCTTCATACTCATCCGGATTTTCGAAGGGGAGTAATTTATACTTCTTCTTTGTATTGCGCTCTACTTGATCGTTTAAAACATAGACGTCATAATTTTTGACTACTTCAAATTTTTGTGCAATTGCAGATGCACCATTTCCAATTCCAATGATAGATATCATAAATTCAATCCTTGCAGTTCATAATAGTTTTTTCCACAATTTAAATTTACTAAATATTCACCTAATCTGTTTTTAGAAAATAGCTCTTTGATTTCAGGCACTATCTCTTTTTCGCTCTCTTCGAGATCTATAACGATTTCATCATGTACTACAAAAGCCACAAAAGATTTTTTATTTTCTAAAAATTTGTCGATAGCCACGGCGCGCTCCAAGACAATATCCGAAGTTGTACTCTGTATAAGATAATTCAATGCTTTGCGTTTGTCAACAATTATTTTTCTATCGAAGGGAGTACTGACCACCGCTCCATCATACCAATCAGCCAATAATTGTTCTCGATGATAGCTTCCAAACTCATCGTCATTAGAATCATAATTATATAGCCATGCAAAAAAACGCACTTTTGCGTCTTCTCTGCTTAGTTCATCCTCAATTAAATTTTTAATATGCCATTCGTGTACATCTTCTTGTGGCTGTTCTTCGCCCGCCAGAGCAATGAAGGTGCGCACTTCGGCCGCATTATAGTCTAAAGATAAAAGCCAATCGTTAGTGGGCTTTAAAAGCTTGCGAAACTCTTTCTGTAGCGTCAATATCGGGAACGAGTCCGGATACGTAGTGAGACGTCCTGTTACAGTTCCAAATAAATTATAATCTATATAGGCGGGGCCGTGTAGAATCCTCTTGACTCGTGTTGAGTTATGAATTGAGTAGTGTAATTTCTTGCATCCCTCATTATTTAAGTTTAATTGCTGATATTTTATCTTGTGCAGCAATTTATGAATATCTAATAAGTGATCATAGTTAGAGGGTTTTGTGTGTGTCTCTAATACATGTTGTGTGATCTTATTTTTAATTTCGCAAAATTGTTTTAAAAAATCAGCCGGCACTAGATCGAATATACAATGATCCCGCATGCTAATCTTAGCCAATTGAAAAGATTTAATATATGCCTTAAATTTCTTCTGGGTGCGTGCCAGTTCGTCTTTTAGCTCGGCCGGGCAGGCATCTTCCAGGCTTTTAGTTTCGCAATATAAAGAGGCGTATTCAATATCTTCCCTAGTGTGGGAAGGCGTATATTTCCAGGTACGTGTCAGTTCAGAGGGAAAATTGTCATAATATATTTTACCATCACAATACACCCCTATACATTCACTTTTATCATCTAACGATTGAAATAACACAGTTATCCTATTTTCTGATTCGATTTTTTAATCTTTCAAGTTCGCGCGAGATTTCATCAAGATCAGGAGCATTATTTTGAAATTCCTGCACTTGTTGTTCTGCACTGTTTAGATTATAACTCACGGAACCCATATAGTCAAATGGTTTATTTAAAATTTTTTCAAATCCTATGATAGCGGTTGCGGCTTTTCCAGCCCGCATGGTATTCAAACAATCATGTATGAGCCTTTTTTGTTCTGCTCGGCTAAAGCTGCTTTCTTCTTCCATAAAGCGAATCAGAAAATATTTTTCAAGCAGGTAGTTGGCGGAAAACCTCTTTTGAAATTGTTTATAGCTATACTGCTCGGAATCAAAAGTTGTGGGTATTATTTCATTGTTGCTGCAAATTTCAAAAGTAGATGCAGTGCGCACTCGAATAAAATTATACAAATTGTAAAGATCGCGCGAAAATCTTCTTAAGAGATAAGAGGGCGCTACATCCTTAAAGGCACCTGCCATCACCCCTAGTGACCCTCCTCCTCCATATTTGGCTGCAGCGTCTTTCATTATGACCGAATCCAAATCCGCCATCAGCCGCCATGGGGCTGTTGAATCTACTGCAAATCCGAAATTGTCACACGCTTGAAGGTAGAATTCCCAGTTTAGGCTATTATAAAACTTATCAATTTTGTCTTGGTCATTGTTATAGTCCAAATCAGCAATTTCAATTACAAGACCACTACATCTAGATGGGCATTGTTTGCTTTTTACATATGCCACTTGTGTAAAGGGCATAGACAGGGCGCCCTGTTCTAAGATACCAAGTAAGCTATTCATAAACTGAGGAAAGTTGTGAACTTGGATGTTTCTCTCCTGAAATTGCTTTTGAAGCGTATAGGAGAGGAGCGTAAAATATTGTTCGTATAACACTGTTGGATTTTGATAGGCTTTATAAACCTTCAGATTGGAGAGGTAGGGATCGTGCGGATTGATTGTTCCGAATGCTGCACTTTTTTTAAAGTTCTCGGCCATTTGTTGAAAGATATTTACCACAAAGTCAAGTGCTTGTGGGATCTCTTCGGCCTCATTAGTCTGCAGTGTTTTGAAGTGCCTTAAATTTTTAGGGAGCACAACAACAGGTACAAAAAACTGATTGACTTTTCCAAACATTGCATATTCGGCTAGCCGATAGTTTACCAGATTAGGACGAGTGGGGGAGGGTCCACCAATATTATCTCGAATCCCTTCTGCGGCTTCAAATGTTACTCTGTCATATGCGCCGCGCTCATAGAAAAGAAGCGACGTAGATTTTGGTTTATTGTCGTAATAATCATCAGCCATTTATACTTCTCCTCTCGATTAAATTTCCGGCATTTCTTGATTTTGTCCCTCTGCGTTGGTTCGACGTGCTGCGAGGGACGTGCTGCATCGAGATAAAGTTGCGGGTGCGGTTGTGTCGTTAGGATCAGCGCCTTGTTGCTCGTAAGTATCGGCAACCGCATTCACCCATTTAGCATATATAGTGGTCTCAGCTTTACCGGGCCCAAAAGAGTGCTCAGACTTCACAATCATAAAGTAGCCGCCAATACCATATTCAGTAATATTCATCATGTCACCTTCACGCGTAGTACTAGAGGGATCAAAGCCTCGTGGATCCACATAGATATATGTACCAGGGAATGCTTTAACTTCGGCATACGAATTGATAGTTACATCATATACAACCCTCAATTGTTTTAAGCCATCGTAGCCGTCTTGTTCAAATCTCACTTCAGCAAGTCCTCTAGAATCTGTCTTTGAAAGTTGTATATTTTTGATAAGCCCGCGGTCTCGGCCGAGCGTATAGTGAAAAATTCCCTTTCTTTCATCTTGCCTTTTCTTTCCTTTCATAAGTTCTGCCGGTGCAGTTCTGCCAGCAAAATAAACGAAATAATTCATTTCGCGGGCCACGTTCCCTGAAGGCGCCGGACCTTCTGGACCTGAGATATTTAAAATCGGTTTCGATAATTGAGAAAGATTAATACGAGCATTTGACTTCCGAATCATAGATCTACTAACATTATCATAGCTTCTACTCTTCGGGTAACTCGTTAGGGTTGATTGGTTTACTCTCACCTTTTGTTTAATATTCCAATCAAAACAGCTCTCTTCGTTTAAAAACTCTCGTACTAATTTATTAAAAAGATCATTCAAAAAAGTGGTAAGATTATAAGTGCTTCTATCTTTCTTCAACATCTGGGCTGCAAGGTATTCTATAAAATATTTCACAGAGATGGGCATGTCTCCAAAATTAACAAAAAGGCTCGGGCCGCCCAGTGAGGCGTTGTTGTTAGCTCCTTGGTTGACAAACTCTACAGGCCCTAACAAAATTCTTAATTGTTTGAAATTTTGATAGGCGCGGGCATATTTATCTTTTTGAAGTGTTTTTTCACAGGCTGTAATGTCTGCGGTTTGATCTAATTCATTTTCTAGCTGGGCAGGGAGGGTTTTTAATTCGACTTCTAAAGCCTCCAATACACTGTCTATTAAATCACTTACATAAAAAAACGAAAGATTAATCAATTGCGGATTGTCAGCCATCAGGGAAGACCTAAAAACTTTTCGATCATCTTCCGTAACACCGCCACTAGAATTATCACCAAATGTGTATGTGCTAAAAGCCGTTTCCATACTATTGACCACGTCTGTGCTATTTTGTGAATCGCTTTTAATTGAAAAGCCCACTCCTTGATCAGCTTCGAAATTGTAAAAGGGACCCTTTGAATTGAAATGTGCAATTTGTCTATAAGGTAATTTAATATAATATATTCGTTTTTTTGCTTTTAAATTCTTAATCAGAGAAGTCAACGCAGTCGCTTTTTCATCTGCCGCGTTCTCCGCGAGGCTTTCTTTAATAGTTTTCAGATCTTCAGGCTTGCATGCTTGTGAATAATGATTAAGCTGTGCTGTGCGAACAATTTGTGTGAGGGTGGTACCAGTTCCCGCGAAAATATTAAAAACGGGGCTGTCAAAATAATCTTCGATAAAAGCAAAATAGTCGATACTCAAGATTACACGACCCAACTCATCAAATTCGAAATGATGAACAGTAGGGGTTAAGTTTAAAGTTGTATAAGAATTTGAAATCCCATCCATGAGAAACTGTCTATTTCTGTTTTCGTCGTCCGTTAAATAACTATATCTACTCCACGGGCCTTCTCCATTGGGGCGTGCCCACCCTACAACCGCTTTTAAACGAAAGTTCAATTTATCTAAATTTTGTTGCTTGAGAGCGGTACTTTTTTGAATAGGCCCTCCCACTTTACACTTTGTATCGCTCTGCTGCGATTGTCGTGTCTTTAGTGCTAAATCTATGTAACTCCACGGCTTTGTTGAACTGCCGCGATTCTCGAAAAGTTCACTCATCGAATTGGCAAAAATCTTTAAAGTGGCTTTGATGCTTTTTTTCACCGAGAAAGGGTTGCTCCCTTCGTATGCAAAATCAAAACTCTTGATGCCGGCGCCGTACCCGCGCTTTAACTTACTGTTTAAGACGTTTTCTAACAGCTTCTGATTAGAATCAAATTTAAATTCGGTTTCAGTTGGTTTGTTGTTCCTATTGTATTCTATTTTATATAGGCGGATCATAGGCTGCAAATGATTTAAGACTTGGCTTTCCATGTTAAAGAATACTTTCTGATGTTCATTCTGGGTTAGAACGTTCAAAAATCCATATGGGTCGCCATCTAACAGCAGTGAAGAATTGGCACTTCCATTATAATAAGGCACTGCCTTAGCAGGGCTTATAGTAGAATTGGGATCGGTCGGGATAGAGCCAGTCATGATCCCCGCTCCTTTATCTCGGCGCTTTTTATAATCGCTCATTTTTGAAACATAAGACAACAAAAAACACTGTTCATTAAAAATAGTTTGTTGACGATCTTTGCCGGCCATTGCGGCCGGATTGCTAGAAGCTCTAATTAAATCTACCATGGTACCGTTGTGTCTACTTCCGGTGTAGAGGAAGTTCTTGGCGCGTTTCCAAGCGGCTTTAAAGCCCTTGCCTTCCCCAAAAGCCTTTCGAACTACTTTTTGGTATTTTTCTTGATGGGCCCAATATGCATTTGCGGCTTCTACCATGCATGCCATCTCCCCTTGAAAACGCTTAAGCAATCTTAGATATTCGTTCAAGACTGGCGCCGGGTTTTTCTCTTTAAGCCACTTATCGCCAGCGATATCCGAAGTATTAATATAAGAAAGTAATTGAGGAATCCAATCTGCGAGAGAGCCGAGATAGGCCGGAGATCCGACCACTGCGTCCGCTGAAGCTCGCTGAGGGTTGGGGCTTTCATCAACCCATTCGTATAAATCAGGTTTAAACTCTGAGATTTTGCCTGACCCATGCCCTCTATATCCCATGCGAACTGCTTCTTTCCAACCATTCGATGCCCAGCGCTGCGAGACCGACTGGTGAAAAGCGTCAGTTCGTGTAGTTTGTTGTGCAGCCCATGCTTCCCACGGATTGGCCCGAAAGTTAGCGAAATCTTGTAGCTTCTCAAAGCGCTGGTTGAGTTGTTCGTCAGTCAAATGTCCTTCATATCTGTCGGGCTCCGTCATATAGCGCGTAACGACTATCCCACTAAACCCGTATACCACGTTATCGTCCCAGTCATAGCCGTGTGGTTTTATAATGTGTTGACGTTTAGTTAGATCTTGGGGTAACCACGCGGTAAGATCGTCGATGGAGCCTCCAGAGCCTTCCAGGGTCTCCAATTTATCCCATCTATCGGGTGTGCTATAGTAAGCATGCAACGGATTATAGAGCATTTCAGCATGCTGCGAAATGGCAGCCATGACATAGGGTGTTCCGCCGGCCCTATCGGGAATACCGATTTCAGTTGCGGAATAGCTTATTCTAGGTTCGCTGTCAGGAATTCGGGGATATATCCCCGCAGTATCCCATAAATATTTGCCGCGCCAGAAGGTCGCATTCGCGAGTTGCTTTGCGCCGGTTCTCCCGACACCTCCAAGAGCGCGCTCTTGGGTTTGTTGGGGCTGAAGTGCCATTTTTTCGAGTTTATGTAGTACTGTGGCAGGTGCCGGAGAAAATGCATGATCTCGTTGTAGTTCGGTCATATATGCGTTCGTAAGAGCGCTTATTTTTGCGGTTGTTTCATACAACGCTGCGTTCACACCCCCGAGGTTTCTCATACAAGCATCAGCTTTTTGTAAAAACTGATTTGCATGCGGTATGAGTTCGTCTTGCGCTTTTAAGACACTCTGTACTTTTTTTTCACTTAACCCTTCTTTTCGAAGGGTGTCTTCCATAGATTCTTCGGCCATTAATACGCCCTCATAACTTCAAGTACGTTTTCCAGATTTAAAGGAATCGAGAGGGCGTCCCCTGGACGTACGTCTGCTTCGGTGATGTAGCCGTTATAGAAAGCAATCACCCACCAATAGCGCGTGTCTTGATAGAACTTGTCGGCGAGTTTATAGAATCGATCTCCATATTGCCACAAATGCGTTGTACTTTTCAAACTTGCTCGTTCTCCAACAGTGGGATTGTGCATATATGGAGTTTCATATTGAACAATGTTCTTGAGTCCACGTTCTTTGCGCAAGAATTCATAAGCTGGATTTGCGTTATTGATGATTTTGTACTTTGAATATCGTGATGCCATTAGTCACTTCCTCTATTGGATGCGTTTATTGTGCCAAGCGCCTGTTCCCAGTCTTCGAACGATGCCTTTTCGGCATCGCTTATGCCGCCTAGGCGCGCGTCATAGTTATCGAACGCTGCTAGATTGCGAATTTGCTCTTCTGTCGCTGTTCCGGTCCGGAGCGCATCCATGTCAGCTGTGCGCTGTTCTTCTCCCAATAGGCCTGCATATCTGGATTGAGCGTTGGCAATAGCTTGATCAACCGCTTCTCTCTCCTCCATGTCAGCGCGGTTCTTTTGCATTGTGGTGAAATAGTTGCCGCGGGCGCTGGCGTTTGTCTGCCAGTCCGGCTCATCGCCAACTGCACCTTGGTAGTCGATCCCATAAGGAAAGTTGGGTTGGGAAAACTGCAAGTCTTCGGAGTCTTCTTCCATAGACCATCCAAGAGGATGCTCGTGAATAACCTTAAAATCAAAATTGATTTCGATTAATTTGGGTAATATGCCGCCATGGCTTTGGCGGTCGCGCATTTTTTCGCCGGACGCCCTGGTCTGTGTGCCGCGCTCTATGATCCCTACTTCACTATCTAAATTGTGATTAATTGTTAAAGACGTCAATACGCCTAGTAATCCTGACTTCTCAAAATTGCTTATTTTTCGGGGTTTGCTGTAGGTGTCGGAAAGGCCGGCGCCACGGTGTACTCCCCGAGCTAAGTTCATTAAGCCAAATCGAATCAAGGGAGATTGGGCGATGGTGTTGGCATTGTGTTTATTCACATAATTTGGATAAAGAAACTGAGTTAAGGCTTGAACTTTGGCCAAATTTTCATAAGCCTCGCCTTCGGAAGCTGCGGGTATTTTCAATGCAACTGTGATGGTTCTTGTTGTATTTTTGAATTGGTGGATAGGATCCATGCGCCCATATACTGTTTCTTCTGACCATTCGGGCGAAAAGGTTTCGTTATACGCCGACATAAATGCTTTAAAGAAAAGGCGCCTTCCTGATGGAACATGCACAAAATCAACAACGTAGCCCTTGTTACCTAGCGCATCGGATCCGTCAGCGAACATTCTTCCGCGCGGATCTAAGGTACGCTCAGTTTCCAATTTATCAGCATTAAAATATGGAGATTCAATTGCCTTGCGTGGCTTGGTGTTGTTAGGGTCGTCGCTCATGTATTATTATCCTTGTCCTGCGAAAATGGGCTTGTATTCCTCTCCCATGATCTTAACTACCTTCTCTGCCAAAACTTTACCGTCTAATTCTAATTTAACAGTCACATTTTGAGGCCTCGGGCGAGAGGCGGTACCACCCCCACCTTGTCCAAGGGCGCCACCACCACCAGCTGCGGCGCCAAAAGCTTGGGCTCCTCCGGCGGCTCTGACTGCTGTTGCAGATGCTGTGACACGGTCAAGCACGGTGCGAAGAGTGATTGACTTTTTAACGGGAATATCATCCATTGCTTTAGCCACCGCCCTCATAGCTATGGCTACTTCTAATAACTGTCCTGCAGACACGCTAGCGAGTGATTCCGAAAAAGTTGCAATTGCAACAAGATCTTTCGTTTTAATGAAAGCAAGCGAAAAGGCTAATGCTCCCATTCCAACTGCCATGGCCGCCAAACCGATACCTGCCACCACCATGTAGGGCGCCCCAAGAGCTAGCGCTGCCACAAAAGCTCCGAAAGCCACTGCTTTTTCAATATTGATGGCTTCAAACAAAGCGGCGAAACCCTTTGCCATAATACCTATAGAAAGAGCCACAATGGCAACAATGCCTCCGATGATCGCAAAAGGTATCGCGACAGTCATTAAGCCCGCTCCTAAATTGTATAAAGTACCAGCTAAGGCGTTTAATGTCGGAATGGCTGGGCCGGCGACTACAGACATAAGGCGTAATGCGCCAGCAAAGGCGATCACTGTTAATACCAATTTAGACGGTGATTCGATCATAAAAGCTTTTCCTAGCAAGATAAGGGCGGCCGCTATCGCCATGATCGCAAAGACTTGTTTTGTTCTCGCCGTGGCGCCGGCGGAAAAAGTCTTGTTCAATGCTGCCTCCGTTACTGCCAGAGAAGTATTGGCTATCGTTAATCCTATTTGCGCGACTTTGAGAGTTCCCAAAACAACGGTTAAAGTCTTTATGATCCACATGTTATCTGCAAGGAAGGTTAAGAAACCTGCAGCTACCTCTGCAAGGTGTATGAACGATTCAGCATTCTCTGCTAAAATAATGCGCATTTTATCTTGGATATCCTGCACGGCTTTTGCACGTTCGGCTTGTTCTTCATAAGATTCGGCGGATTTATTAGTAGCGTCTGTCATCAAGTCCGTTCGACCTGAGAGCATAAGCGCCAAATCACCCACATCGGAAAGGCCGAGAGCTTCGGTATAGAATTGCTTCTGATAGTAACTCATTGTGTCGAACGAGAGACCAGCGTCTTCGATTGCGCCTCGAATCGTATCAAATCTGGATACCGGATCGGTGTCCATTAACATGTCCATCGCATTGACAAAGTTGCCGCCTAATGCTGCGTTTAATTTTCCGGTGGATTCTGCCGCATCTTCGAAAGTGTCGAATTTGCCGGCAATCTGCAGGACTTTGCCCATTTCCATGCCTGTAAGCTTTTGAATGCGTGCTAACTCTTTAAACGTCTTGGTACCCTCTTGTCCAAACTTTGCCAGTTCGGGGCCCATCTTGGCATATTCAGCAGCAAGCTGGCCAGGGACGACTTGGAGGGCGCGGGCTGTTGCGGCGAGTTCTAATGAAGTGTTCTCAGCTTCGCCAATTGATTGTCCAAACATCTTCATTGAGACTTGAACGCCGGCGGCGACGTCGCCTGCTGCTACACCAACTTCGTTCAAGAGTGCAGTCGTTTTTACCAAGGAATCTTGTTGTGCAGCCGATGCCATTGTGAAATCAGTTACATTGTTGATTAATTCGCCAGTAGCCTCCGAAGCTTCCTCCATGGAGACTCCAAATTGATTAAGCGATTTATAGTTCTCAACAAGGCGATCATTAAGCTCGTCGGGCATTTGGAAAGCGCGCTTAAACGCATATTCGGCCGTGTGGACTTCCATGACGACTTCTTTAATGGAGCCGAGCATGCTATCAAACATACCGCTGGATGCTTCAATTGCCTTAGAGAGAGCGAAAGCGGATCCTTGGCCGGCGTCAAGGGCCGCGCGGAAGTCATGGGCTGCGAGGGCTACCCCATGCTGGGCATCAAAAACGTTCGATATAGTTGCCTCTGCTCGACCAAGAGATTCTACTTCTTTATTGCGCGCAACGATGAGATCTTGCGCCTCTTTAATTCTCTCTTGAGCGTCCCGCCTGTCGTCGTCCGACATTGAGGTTCTGAGACGCAATTGTTCTTGTTCGAATGCAATCTTAGTTTTCAGTGCTTCGATATCAGATTCGTGTGCAGCCCTTCGAGCATCAAAAGAGTCTTCCATGGCGAGATAAGTCGCCCTTTCATCCTCTAGAAGCTTAATCTTTTCGCGGAGGACGGAGGACTCTTCCCGGCGGTGTCTGACAATATCCTCGATGACATCCCGATTTTTTGTAAGCACGCCGCCGAGAGTATTATAAGCAGCCTTGATATCGCCCAACTCGGACTTCTCCGCGTGGGACAGCGCGATGCCTTCCTCTTTCAGTTTGTTTAACTCTCTAAGGCGTTCTAGCTGTTCTGGAGTGATATCGCCTGGGGTGGCCATAATGTAAACCCTCGTATTTGTACTAAGTAATTAGTTTGCACAAAAAAAGTGACAAGAATAGGATCCCTGTCACTTTATATTGGGAGGCGCTGTTGGTTGATTGAACGCACTTAACGTTTGAGCCCCCGAATTGTTGCCTCCCTTGGAGGCATTTTCAATTATTTCCGCTTCTTTCTTTAATTGTTCGACGAGGCGCTCTACAAACCACGTTCGCAAGCCCACAGGTAGGTTGTAAGCCTCGGAAAAAGACCATCCACCCGAATACTTTAAGAAGAAAAATGCCTCGTAGACATTGTGCATATATTCATCGGTCAGGCCAAAAAAAGTCCGCAGTCAGCGGAACCTCCATGATTTCATCATGTCCACATTCACAACAAACGAACTCTTGAGTGAGATCGATATTTGGTGCAACAGTTTTATATGCCATTCTCAAATGTCGTGAATCAATTGAGGGCATATTGTCTACCAAATAATTTCGTGCCTGTAAGGAATCGTCGCCATTCGCTGCCACAATCATATTGCGTAATTGTGTCGTTATCCCCTTTTCATAAGAAGAATTGGTTTTGCTCTTGGCGGCGTTGATAATGTTTTTCTCATCTCGGCCAATTAACAGTCTAAATGTGGCTGTCACTTGGGTCCGAGGTAACACCACATTAAAGGTGCCGTTTTCATTGTCAGTAACATTCAGAATGTCACTGTCGTCGTTTTCAGTTCCGGTGAAGGTGTTTGCTTCATTTAGATCAAATGCATAATCTTGAGCCAAATCGCATGCTGGACAGCTTACTCTGGTTTCATAGATATTTCCATAAGCTGAAGAGCGCACGGCGATCAAAATTGCATTCCTGTCGCCTACAAGGATATCATCCGCATTGACGCGATTATCCATAATTAAGCTCTGCATTACTCGATCTATTGCAATACCCTTTTTCAAAAGAGTGCGAGAGGTTAATATATCCTCTTCTTTTGCGGTCATTTGTTTAATTTCAATACTCTCCGCACCATGAAGGGGATGTCCTTCAGGATAGTATCGACCGCCCGAGGGCAGTTCTACAAACTCGGTAGGGACAACAAATGAGAATCCCTGAGTTTCTTGTTGTAATAGCTGGGGCGGGGGGCTGTTATCTGTAGGTGGTGTGCCTGTGCCCAGCCTGTCTTTATTGCGTGACAATATTCACCTCTTGTTTAAATCTTAGGATGTTTCGGGGTTACCAATGTTGTAGAATTCAGTTCTACTCGCGCTGGCGCCATCGCGGCCGCTAGGACTAGCTGTCGATAATTGAGCCCAATCGTAGCGCAGCTTCATTGTAACCTCGGTAAGCTCATCGGAGCCGTACTCTAAATCACCAAACGTAAGCTCGGTGATAAAAGCGTTCCACAAGGTCCATGTCTCTAAGGGGTTGCCCTCGTGGTCAATCTGTGCAACCGTTACTTGTCCTAGTGCGGATGCGGCGCTGGCCTTAGTCATTGTGGTCAAGTCTGCAGGGTTTGCAGGGGGGTGATACCCGCCAGCTTGAATAATATCATTAAAGCTTGCTGCAGCATCTGGCTCTACTGGATCCACCAATGTAATTGTTACTTCTTGCCATGTCACCGACCCAGGATAATAAAAAGTATGGTTTAGGTATTTGTGCTCTTGTGCGGCAATTTGAAAAGAGGGCTTGTTAGCCGTTTTCGCGTACCACAAGGTATTTTCTTGTAGGCCGTCGATTCGAACGACAAATCTAAATTTTCTTTTAGGGTCGTTAAATTGAGGGTTATCGGTGTGGTTTTGTGACCAGAATGGCATGGTTTAGTTACTCCTGTGAGGTTTCAAAGTTAAATAGTGAGCGGGAATAAAATTCCTACTTATTTTAATCATCAAATGATGCTCCTGTGGAAGCGATCACGAAGTCAATTGCAATGTATTCAATGGACCGCGCGGGCTTCACCATAATTTTGGCGTACAGAATATTCTGGTCCACCAAATCAGGTGTGGTGGTAGATTCGTCAAGGACCAACCTATATTCTGTGATACCGAATCGTGTCACCACGTTAGCCAGGAACGGCTCGATGAGTCCCTTAAAGCGTGTCCATGTTGCTTGAACATTTTGCTCAAAGAGAATTTGGGTTGACATGATAGAAATTTGCTTCTTCAAGTAAATCACCAATCGACGCACATTGATTCGATCAAGTGCCGATTGACGCTCTTGAAGTGTCTTTTGTCCAAAGACCACGATTCCACTAGAGGGGAAGGAGGCAATTGGATTAATTCGTGCATCATAAAGAGTGTCGCGCTCTTTCGAGGTTAACTTCTCCGTGACACCCGTAATTGGAATGCCGGCTGCACCGTCGCTTAAGCCACCGCGATTAAATCCGGCAGGCGCAAACCACAGTTCAGAGCTAGCCTCGGATGAACCGAGAACGCCGAGCATTGCAACCGTGGGGGGCGCCCACACTGAAACGCCGGTGTTTGCATCCCGAGTTTGAACCCAAGGATAGAACGTGGCGCCATAGCTCGAATCGATTCTACGATTACGCAGTGCTGTAGCAGCGGCTTTGGGAGTGGTAGCAACGCGAGATGCCTTAGTAGAGCGAGAAGAATACTGTCCTTCGGCTGCTGGCAAATATACATTTTGCAAATCAATGAGGGCCATCGCATCAGCACGGTCTCCGCAGATATCAATCATGTGTCCGGTGAGGCCATCTACAGTCAAGCCAGGGGCCGTCAACAAGTTCATGTCCAACGATTCTGGATCTGCAACTGTGTCGATTGCACGCTTGTATGTGTTATATGCATAACTATTGCGATCATTGACACTGCTAATATCCGTCATGCCTGTGTTGTACAGAGGATCGGGCTTTGTGATATCCCATCCGTCGACACCGCCCCAAACAGGCGCCGTAAACTGGGAATATCCCAAGTTAAGCAAATCGCCGTAAGAAGCGCTCGTGACGCTTGCGCCAGCAAGGCGCGAGCCTGACTGATACATATAGCCGCCATCACCAGTGGCCTTCACATTATCCAACGTAAAGACATATGAAAAGGATTCGATGCCGGCAACAGCGCTGCTGTTAACTGGATCGTCTACTGAGGTAGCAGTCCAGAAACGGTTCATGGAAGCTGCACTACGATCTGGGCGTGTGCTGGTTTCGCTTCGAGTCGATTGGAATCCCCAATATGCTTCATTTGCAGAATCAGCAAGTCCGCCATCGGAAGCCGAGAGACGTAGGAGTCCGACTGGGAAGGAGAAACTTCCAGTTAATTCGCCACCTTCTGCAGCCCCCGCGCGCCCTGTTTTAAACACGGTGGATCCACTCAACACACTTGTGGAACTCAGTACCATGCGACCACTAAATTCACTTCCAGATGGTGCGAATGTGGATAGCACTGACTTGAAGCGAGGAGGACCATAATATCCCCATGGAAGCAGTTCGGCATCAGTTGCGCCGGCTTCTACTTCAGTATTCATCTCGACATACACAAACTTAGACTGGTTGGGATATTCGCCATATGTCTTAAGACGTCGGCTAGTGGTGTCCCATGAGTGATATTTGTCTCCGATCTTGCGTGCGATGAAATTAGGCGACGTGGGATCAAGCGTACAGTTATCGAAACGCTCCATAACTTGAACATTGCTGTCCGTATCCATTAAGGACCGCAGAACAACACTGAATGTGCCGTAGTCGTTCACACTGTTTGTGGATTTTCTAATATTCTGAATAGAAATTTTAACGTTCTTTTGCAGCCATTCGCCATGTCCGCGATCTTTCAAGCGGAAAAGCTGTTGCATATCGGTAGGTTCGAAAGCTGCGGATGTTCCCAAATCTTGAGCAATGAACCAGCCGGCCTTACCTCTTGCAGAGGAGGCGCCGATTCCTTTCAGATTTTGAGGGCCAGTCGTGGCAGTTCCGTATAAAGCAATCGGAAGCATTACACCGTGCAGAGCGGCGCTTGTTAAGTCACCACTACCGCTAACACCGGTAAAAGTACCATTTGGTTGCGTACCTACCCGAAGGGCTTGTTCGAAAGTCTCTCCTAACCAATAATTCTTCTTAGCTTTGGCTGGGAAGAATGTGCCTGCAGTAGAGACCAGTTGAGGATTGGTGCTGAAACGCTTGCGAACAAAGAGGTCCGAGCTATCATCAAGATTGAATCGAATCTTTTCGCTAGCTAAATCGCTATTGCGAATTTCAACGGTAAAAGAGTTAGCATTGCTGGTATCATTGCCGATTACAGCGCCAATAGAGCCGGTGGTGCCCACAGCTGTGCCGAACAGAGTTCCACTTAAGGCGACTGTGCAGTTGGCATCTACATACCAAATGGCAGCCAAGACTCCCATTTGGTCAAGATCACCTCCTAGTTCTGCTCCGCTAGAGGACGAAGGCCAAACCCATAAACCATAAGCACCGCCGTTGGCAGCGTAAGTGGTGCCAGGGTTTTGAGCGGTCTTCCAGCCGGCTTGTGCAGCCGTGGTGCCGGTTTGATTAGCGTTTTGCTCTCCTAGGAGGCGCACATATGTCAGGGGGGCCACATTTGAACGTAAGTAAGCTTTTGCGGCGAACGTGCCGTACATTGGAGATTGGCCATTGCCATCACGCCAAACATCTCCGCCGGCGCCTCCTGGGACTGTATCTCCGAATACTTCTACAAATTCTGAATAAGAAGTAACCTTGGTCGGCTGCATTGAAGGTCCGCGTGCGGCGCGACCGATAACAACTGGTCCAATAGCCTCCGGAGTCTTAGGAATGAAAGAATTATCGATTTCATTGATAAAAACACCAGGGGAGACAAATTTAAAGTTTTTTACTGACATATTTGTGGTTCCTTTTAAGACAATATCGCGAAAAATACGCTACTGTAATCATTAATTAAATAGTATTGCTAATCTCGAAAAGCTCCTGAACTATGAAGAAAAATCAGGGTTTAGTTCAGGAAGTCTTCCCAAATAGATTAGTATTGCCCGCTGGGACTGGTCCTTCGCTAGGAAACGTCACTTCTACAACGTTTTCTTCCATGGTGATTATGGGTCTATCGTCACTATGCCCATCGCCCATGAGATATCCCAACATTCGAATCTTTATTTCAGTTTGAAAAGTCCGCTCTTCGTCTCCTAAATTGGCTACATTGTTATTATGAGCAAAGTTTTGTTCAATAAACCCTTCATATAAATGGCCGTTTCTTTTAACTACAAAGGCATTAATTTGTCCTGTGCGACCTAGGAATGGCGTCAACAGGGTGTTCATCTGCTGCTGATACTCTGTTCGAATTGTGATTTTGTACTCGGCATTGATATATACCGGAATGGGAACCGATAGAAACTGAATCACCACTTTCTTATTGACACGAGGGTAATTGCGCTGGCGTGTGGCGCCGGTGTTGGTACGAGTACCGGACGCTACCGCAAAGTTTCTCGTTTTATCTTGAACAATGCGTTTAGCTATAACGACGCGCCCCGACCTTTGATTCTTCTTGTCAGAATAATAATGAGCTTGAAAGGATCCTTTGCGTTGAGGATCCTTTACAATCCCTGTTCTCTCAACACTGATTAAGGGCAACTTTAAGGAGTCGCTACTGTCTCTTAGTGATTTCTCATGTTTTACTTGATAGGAGCGCTCAGGAACTTGCCATAAGACAGGCACGTCTGTAAAGCCTTCGTTCGTGGTTGCTTTAAGCTTCAAATCTTCTTTGAGCCACGATACAAGAGAGTAATCAATATTCTCAATAGTAGAAGCGAGCATTCCCACTTCTTGAAGTGTGAAATCTCTATTTACGCTTCCGGTGGGAAGCATTGCAAAATCAAAATCATCAGGTAGCATCAAAAACCCCCTTTCTTGCACGTCGGCATGTAGCCTCTATTTCGAATTCTTTTCCTGCTTGTCCAAATAATACTTTAGGTTCCGAAAGGTTTACGATTTCATAATAATGATCGCCATATAATACAAAGTCTCCTTCTCGAACAAACAAATCTTGATCTTCAGTTAAACGGCGCTTATGAAAGTGAACACTAATTTCCCATAATCGGTCAATACCAAATCCATTCATGTAATCTGTTTTGTCGGTGCGCCATTCTATAAGCGCATAAACGCGGATAGGAGGCAAATAAGTTTTTTGAACTGCTTCTCCGTATAACTCGTGAAATTGAGTAGTACGTAAGTCGATGGGGTAATAAAGAATTTGCTGGCCAATAACCTTTTCAATTAATTCATCATTAACCTGTTTGACAAGATTACGCTCTTTTTCTCCAAAAAACAATGGAGGTGGTGGATTTTTATTTCTGTCCCATTCATTATCTGCCATTATTCAGTTATCCTACAAAAATCGGAAGCGGGCTAATCTTCATTATGGTGGTAGCAGCATCAGTAATCTCTTGATCAGATTTAGCCAGAGCCGGGTATTCCATATCTTTCAACATCTCCATCAACTTATCTTTTAAGGTCTGCTGTTCTTCTTTTGCCTGTGAGAGTAGTTCACTAAAGTTTAATGTTACAGTGTCTCCTGGAATGGGCATCGTAGTGAACTTACCGCGAATCTGCCCCAACATCTCTTTGCTTAATGCTAATGCATATTTTCTAATCCATTGTTTTCCAATTGCATTAATGTTGGCATAAGGGATGTTATCAAATGGAATCGTATTCATGTTGTTGATCCCTTCAATTCCAGTCTTGGTTTCTCCATCTTCTTCCCATGGCGTAATATCAACATAGAACCTTATCCACATACGATCATTGTAGCCATCCGACCATTGACCGGGTGTGGGATATATTCTCAATTTATTATTGATGATCTCATAGGAATAATGTGAGATTCGTGTGAAAATAGAATCTTCATACATTACAGCCTGCATTTTGTTTTGCCACGTAGGCACTACTTCAAAGGTAGCATCATCAGCATATTGGCCGTATGTAGACATGTTCCCCACCACGCCAAAGCCGCCATAGTAGCCGTAAAATCGCCACATGGCGCGCGGAGATTTGAAATAAACCTTAGTTACCACAATCTTTTTATTGTCCACCTTACCGGAGTAACCGACTGCCTTACCTGAATCATCGACCCCTGACACGGATGCACTTTGTACAATCGCCTGTAAATCGTAATCTTGCACGTTATTGCTGGGAAGGAACGAAGCGGAATATTCTGGGACTGTACCACCGAAGCCAGCGGCTGCTGCAGCGCCGTCGCCCACTCGTTGGGAATACCCAATGGTAAACCGAGGGTATCTCAAATTAATACTGCTGGGGCCACTCTTTAAATCGCCCTTGTGATCGAATGTACCGGTTTGTTCGCCTAAATAAGTCGAGAGTGCGTTTTTGGACTGGTGAAGGTTAATGATATATGAATATTCTAATACAGCTTCTTCATAGGCGGAATATACATTAGCCGGTGTGAGTTCAATATCTACTACATCACCACCGAGCTTTTTATAAGTATAAGCTACTTGGAGAGCAGCACCACTAAGGAAGTCTGCGGAACCTGTATATATTCCGAATGGTACAGAACCGGATACTAGGTCTGCACTCCCTGTGGACGTCAGCACAATTGCGCTGGTTTCTGATCTTGGATTTAGGTTGGTTGGCATATATTAAACTCCCCGCTACCGTAATTAGTTTTTTAAACTATAAAACCGAAAATCTCAAAAATTTACCGGCGAAAAAATTTAGCAGATCGGTGTTTTGGTCCTTTTTTACCTGAAATAAAAAACCCCCAACGCTAGTCGAGGGTTTTTAAGAGTTGATTTAGGATAATAAATCATCAAGGGGTGCGGTTGCTTGAACCACTGGTAAGAAGACACCAGCTTCCTCCATCCCATACTAAACCGAGAGCGTCTCCGGCTACGCTGAGTGATGCAGTGACGGGGTTTGCTCCCGAGATACTAGCATCATAGGCGCCCGAAACAGTAAGGTTTGAACTCGTCTTAGACTTCAAAATTACATATTTAAGCTGACCTACTGAGGTACCCTGTGCCAGGGAGAATGCTCCTGATCCTGCCGTAGTGGTGCAAAGCGACAATGAATTTGCCACAGAAAGTGCGGTCGGATCCGCAACTGCGGTACTGGCGTGCATGTTAGCACCTCCAGAAGCCGCATCTCCATCCGTGCAGACATGTCGGGATCCCGAAAGCACGGTGGCTTTGGTAGTAGAGCCACTGAGGGTATCAGTGACAGTGACCTTAGAGACGGTCATTTGTGCCAGTAAGGCTCGCAATCTAGCGATATTTTGTGAAACAGCCATTTCAAAATTTCCTCCTTAATATAATGAAACAATGTGGGGCTACGCAAGATGAACTTGCTAGCTAATAGCCGCCCATGACAACCGTTTCTGGCCGCATAGACTAACGTTTGTGGACGTCTACATTAAGTAGTGCTGCATAAAACAAAACCCCCGAACTTTCGAACGGGGGAGTTGTTTTATTTAGGTTCTCAGCTATGATTAGCTTGCAGCGCCTGACTCACCGTTGAGTCCGCGTACGATGACGAGACCGTACATATCGGGACGCACCATTTTCTTGGCGTACCGAGTCATCACGCCCTTGCGGGGCACGAAGTCTTCAGGACCAAAGATGGTGGGTGTGGTTTGTAACGGCACATAAGGTGCGTATACATATCCGCTTTCGAGGAAAGAGGATCCACGGCGACCAACGAGGATCACGTTCCGGAGGAAGTATGGGTCAACAATGACGTCAAACTTCTTGGAGAGTGAACCAACCTTGACAGCACCGATGCTGCCCTTCTCATCATCTGCTGTGACGGAAGCACGGAATCCGGCAGTGAACTCAAGGATGTTAGCAATTTCTGGTCCGAGGACGACGAAATTAGCTCCACCCCGCAGAGTCTTGCGGTGGATTTGTGCCGACACATCATTGATGGTCTCGGCGAGAGTCTCATACCACTCACTCACAGTACCGGTGAAGTCGGGAGCCTTAGCGGCAGCACCGATTTCAGCACCACTCGTCCGGTCTAAGAAGAGACCAGGGGAGCGTGACCAGTAATACGTGCCAGCGGTTGCACCATTCACGAGATCCGCAAGGATTTCGCGATCAATCTCAAGAGCAACTTGCTCGGAGAGAATGGATGTCAACTCAACCTCGGCATCAAGGTTATGGTATGCGTTAAGATCTTGTCCTAACTCAGGGGTCCACTTAGCCTTGAGCTTCTTGGTGTTAGCGGTGATCGCAATGGAGTCGACCTTGATGTCGATCTCGGGGATATCATCGTTATTTTCCAGTCCCCACAACTCAGCACCGATGACGGCACCCATTGTGCCGGCAGCGTCGAAGTTGTCGCGGATTGGAACTTGCGTGGTCAACGAACCGTTAGCCGCAATGGTACCAACCGAAGCCGAAAGACTCACGATGGTATAACGCAAACTTTCAACCGACTGAGCGGATTCAGCAGCGGTAACCAAGCGGTTCAAACGACGCACAAGTGTGTAGCTATCGCCAAGAGTACCAGAGAGTGCGGTATTAAGTGCACTCGAACTCATCGCAAATGCACCCAAGTTATCAAAGTCGGCTTCGCCAACTCCAGAAATACTTTGGTATTGCGCTTTGTTCACATCTAGCACCGTAACCTTGTACGCACTACCCGACAGCGCCAACAAGTCAGGATCGTATTCGATCAGCCTGTTCTGTGCATCGGTCTGGGTACCGTTGAGGTCGAACTGAGACTTGATTGCGTGCTGCACAGCCGAGCTTTCGACAGAACCAGTGGGAGATGCATATGCATAACCACGGGCACCGACAGTCCGAGGACCGCCGAAGTCAGCACCATCAGTGTCGACCAAGTCAACACCGCCGGTGATTTGCGCACCAACCTGATTGGTACCGTAAATCGACTTGTTAACAGTGTTACCAAATCGGTCGGATTGCGACTGAGATGCTCCCAGGTTAGGGGAGAACGTGAAGTCCAGGAAGAAGATAAGTCCAGAGGGAAGACTCATCGGCTGAACACTAACAAGATCGTTAGCGATCAGACCCGCAAAAACACGACGGACGATGGGGAATGCGACGGCAGCAAAGCCCTCAACATCTCCAGCACTCATCGCGGAACTTTCGCGGAGAAGCTCCTTAGCTTGGTTTTCAAGCAACCGAGCCATAGAGTTGCGAGAACGATCATCAGTAATTCCTTCCAGAAGTCCTGTGCGTTCCCACTTAGTTAACAATGCATGCCCCTCAGCACGCATATCGCGATTGACAACACCTTCGGTCAACCGTTCAATAATACCAGCCATTTTAAAATACCTCCTATAATATATGTATTCGTATTAATCTTACTTAATACCTGCTAGTTTTTTCATCCTATCCGCAATTGGATCGGATGGAGTGCTTTCCTTGCGGGAAGCACGAATAACAGAAGTTCCACGATTTCTACCAAGTGCTTCGCTTAGTGATTGTGGTCCACGGTTTGGTGTGGACTCCACTGTGCTTTCGAGCGTCTTGTAGATCGTTTTAGCTTCGGTTACTGAACCAGCTTTCGAAATAGCGTCGACAATTTTAGTTTTTTGTCGCTCATTGAGGGAGGTATTTCTGAGCACACGGTTCGTGTAAAGCAAGCGAGCGTTTGAAAGATTAACTTCATGCAATCCTTCGCGCAACTCTTGGGTTGCTTGCTTATATTGTTCAAGGGACTCTTTGAGTTGTTTATTTTCGAAAACTAACTCTTCTTGAGCCTTCTTTTGAATTTCTAATTCTTCTTCGACATCAGTACTGCGGCGGTGGGCGAGTGCTTTCTCCATTTCCCACTTCATGCTCTCTGAAGAGCGGCCGGCCCAGCCTGATAGGGTGGCACCCATGTCAACGGTAAGTCTCTCAACGATGTCATCAATTAATTCATCGGAGATTTCAAGAGCTTCATCAACGGAGCCTTCGTCGTCGCCTTCCAATGCATCCGTTGCCTTGACGTCAGCATCTTCCATTTCTGCACTCTCTTCGCCGGCTGTTTCGCCAGAAACATCATCAGCTTCTTCGGACAATAGTGCTTTGAGGGTCTGTTCGTTAAGTTCAAACTCTTGTTCATCTTGTAATTCTTGAACGGCTTCTTGGAGCGCGTCAAGGTTAATGTCTACTTCTACGTCTTCACCAGTTTTGGGAAGTCCGTTTAAATTTTCGCCTTCGTTCTCGGACAAGCCGTTGGTGGCTGCGAGTGGAATGTTATCAGCTACTTCCTCCCCGCTGCCGGCATCTTCTATGCCTGGAGTTGCTATCGGATCAGCGGTGGCCATGGGGTCTTCGGCGCCGGTTGTGCCAAGGGCGTCTAAGCCTCCTCCAGCAGGTGCACCCAGGGCGTCTAAGCCTCCTAACTCGTCTTGCTCCAAAAGCTGGTTTAGAGTTTCGCGAACTTCTGTTGCGTATTTATCAATCACGGTGGTTTCTGCGCTTTTTAAAGCTGCTTCACGCAAGCTTTGGGCGTCGACGATGGCGTCTTTCAAAAGAGTGGACATTAATATGCTCCTAAAATGACATTAATTCAAAATAAATAGTGTGTACATATCTTAAAATCCCTATTAACATTTAGATAGACTATGGAAGCGGCATTGACACGCCAATAATGGCCCAAGTATAAAGTCCGCCGCCGGCTGCTAGAGCCTGAATTCGTATTCCTTCGGTTGAGTCGAGAGTTTGTAAAGCAGCATTATCAATCAATTCACTCCCGTTGGGGCGCACTTCTGCTTCACGGTGCGCGCTAATATTTTTAATATAAAATACACTTCCATCGACCGTAGATGCAGCTGGTAGTGAAGCGGTAACGTTAACGAATGAACCGCTCATGTAGATGATATTATCAGAAATCGCCACACTATAATTCGAAGTTTTTACTCCATAAGGGAGTTTCAGTCCATATCCTACTACCAAGTTGGAACAACTTAATGCAGTTCCCGAGGCGCCCGAAGAACCAGTGCTAAAAGATAAAGCTCCATCTGACATAAAGCTTCCATCGGTGCTTGTCAAAAATTGAATTCCGCCGGGATCTCCCGAACCTGTAGAGTTGCTGGGCAGATTTGTCAAGTTCGCGCCGTCGCCATAAAAAGCAGAGGCGGAGATTTCAACCGACGCCGAGATTTGTCCTGCAACTGTAACCGTTTTTCCAGGACTAGTCGTACCAAAACCAAATGTTCCTAGGCTTTCATCGAAATAGAAACCGGTTGGTGTATTCGTGCCATAAAGGTGAAAATCTCGACCGGCGGTGTCGAGGCGGTTCATACCCGAGTAGGCTCCCATAGTCATAAATGAATCTTGAGATGAATCCATGTCCCCAATGTGCCACATCATGCCGCCGGCGGAAGTACCATCAATAGTAAAAGCATAGTTGGTATCACTATCTTGAACGCGAAGATTGGGAGAAGTGCCTGATACCGTCAGCGACGCGTTGGGTTCCAGTGTGCCGATTCCTACGTGACCTGAACCTGATACAAATAAATGACCAGTTCCAGCATCGCCGTCGACGCGCAATAATTCTTCTTGAGTTCCTGCTCCTATTCCAGACCCAGTAACATGTAAAACAGCCGCCGGGGATCCGGTGCCAACTCCCAAAATACCATCGATGCTAACAATATCCCCCACGGGGTCAAAAGTAATATCGCCATCAACATTAAATGTAAGATGAGCTGCCGCGGCGTTATCATCACTTGTTGTGATTGTGGTTGCGCCATGGGTAGTAGTTTGAATCTGGAAGTAATCGCCATTATCGGCTGAACTTTCAATTCTAAGATCGGTACCGCCATCTTCGCAGTCAATGACGATTCCGAAGTTGATATCTCCGCCTGCAGCTTCAAACCTTGCTGCTTGGGCGACACCGGTGCCGTTTGTTCCGCCTTGTGCGTTGATAAACGCGCCGAATACTAAGCTATCGCCGGCATCAGCAGCGTGCGTAAGCGTTGGGGTGACATGCAAGCCATACATGTAGTTGGCACCATCGGTGGCTGTGGTATTATCCATGTCAACCTTGACGCCATACATGGTGTTGTTTGATGTGGAGGCGCCGGTCTTATCAAAATCTATTTCTAGTCCGGTTATGGTGTCTGCGTCGGTGGTTGAATGGTTCTTGTCTATTATCGAAGTTCCTGAAACCGTAAGGGTTGAACCGTCAAAAGTTAAATTAGACTCTACAGTAGCTTCATCACTGTCTTTATATGTCGCCACACCGTTAGCAGTAGAGCCATCCCAAGATATTCCTGAAGCCGGCAAATTACTTAAAGTGCTTCCATCGCCATAAAAAGCGGCGCCTGAGATGTGCTGAGATGCAGATAGGCTGCTTGCCACAAAATGAACTGAACTCGACACTTCAGAATTAGAAATCGACAATCGTTCAACGTTGTTCGTTTTTAGCGTGATTGAATCACTTCCAAAGTCGATTTGAGTATCGGTATCGGTCTCGTTTGCAATGTCGCCCAAATTTCTTGGGCCTTTTGAGGTGTTATAAGCCATTAATTAAATTCTCCATTCTTACTAAATAGAAATCACGTTCCTTTGGTACCAATAATCCACCAATTTTTTCCATCGGATTGTAGTACTCGACCGGAAGTATTCATTTTAAGAGTTATCTCATCAAAAAGATCAATTTTGCCACATGTGCTTTTTATTGTTAGCGTATTGGATTTTAAAATATACTTTTGAGTGTTTATTGTTTTAATGTTAAGGAGACGTCCTTCGTTAACGGACGGATCGGGAAGACAGACAGTAATATTAACATCAGATAAATCTGCGAGGATAGTATAATCATTCGGCTCAACAGTATATGTGGACTCTGTGATTGTTTTTATGGGAGCACTCACTGAACCTCCACATGTCATAGCGGCTTTTGCATGCAATGTCTCATGTACCTCTATAGAAGTAGTTTCCATATGACCGTTTAAAGTGAGCCTGTTTTTGCCCCCATCAAAAGTAAGATTGGACGATCCACCAAAACTTCGCCCTTGACGGAATTGTATATTATTAGCTCCTCCTCCGGGATGTTGAATGTGAGAATTAATATATTCATGATAAAGAGTCTTAAGAGTAGTCTTTCTCAATTCTCCATGAGACGCGTCGTAGAGCAGCATTTCATCTGCGTCGGACAAGGTTTGGCCTTGAATTTTAATAGAGAACAGATTACTAAAATCTACAATAAGATTATTGTCTCGAACCGATAGACCACCTCTCTCGAACAAAGGAATAGTGGTGGCTGGCACCTTGCCTTTTAATTCTGTAGCTGGTATCTCTTTAAGGAGTTTTGCTGATCCTTGTAAAAAGTCAAAATGGGCTCGATGACATAACAACATTCCTTTTTTGTATTCCAAATGAGGGGTGCCCGTAGCAGTTTTGTTTCCGTTACTAATGAGAATGCGGCCTGCGGCATCATTGTTGATAGTTTCAATGGCTGGGCGTTTCAGTTCTTCGCCGGTTAAGAATTTGAAGCTTTCTGCTTCGATACCACCAATAAATACTTTTCTTCCGCCGATGTGTTGTTCGGTGTCTTTATCCAGCATCGTTTGCTGGGTTTTCTTTACTTCATCGTTAGTGATATTATACGCCATTCATTTTTGCCCTCTCTTATAAGTGGTTGCCCGCACCTTTAATTATGCGCTTCAGCTATAAATAGTCTTAAAAAAGAGGACGCCCCCCACAAGGAGGGGCGCCCAATATATTAAAGAAAGATTTTCTTCAGAAGAGCAAGCTCTAAATTAGAAGATCTTCCATTGAGTACCATCAACTCTCATTAAGGAAATAGACGCATTATCTGACATAAGCTCAACAGTCTTGCCGTCAGCCAAGTCATCGATCTTGTCGGAAGCGTTGGGAGCGACAACCATCTTGTTGCCGCCCAAAGAAGGCGGACACTTAATGCGAACCACGTCACCGTTGTCCAAGCCGCTAAGAGCAGGCAAAGTCCAAGTACGATTTACCGTGAACGAACTAGTTCCATAGTTCATTCCAACAGACAAAGTCTTGTTCTCGTCACCCAATGCACCATTAACAGTGTTGGTTTCAATAGTGAGTTGGTTAGAAGAAACAGCAAGACCTGATCCTGCAACATCAGTTAAGAAACTGCCAATTGCGATTGCCTTAAGTCTATCGGAATCATTGTCGTCCATGAAATATAGCATGTCGTTGTCGACATCCATTGCTGTGTCACTATCGAGACCAAGCACAACGTTCTGAGCATCTTTGATCGTTAAACCATTGTTGATCTGAACTGCTCCGTCTACAGTCAAAGTAGAAGAAGCACTAAGTGTGGTTGCTTTCACAGAAGACTGTGAGGCAGCACCAATGGTAGCACCATCGATGGAACCACCGTTGACGTCGACAGTTGTGACAATGCCGAGATCAGAACAAGTCATGCCAGCTACAGTCCAAGTGCTATCAGCTGCGATGGTAAGCGTTTTGGAAGCCGCGGCTGTACCCAACGTGACAATGTCGTTGTAGTTTAACTCTGCGCCAGTAGCGGTCACAGAAGTACCGTTGAGATCAAAACCATCGATATAAGCGGTGCCATCGATGTAGAGATCTTTCCACTGTTTAGTAGAAGAACCCAAGTCATCAGCGTCATCCTGTGCAGGAATAATGCTGGTAATCACAGAACCTGAGATAGCGACACCATCGCTCGTGGCGTTGCCAAGAATAGCATTGCCTTGGATTTGACCGTCTCCACTAACCGTAAGTCCGGTCAAAGTGCCGACACTCGTCAGAGACGAAGCCACGACTGCGGCGCCCAGAGTGGTTGCGTTAAGAACGCTGGTACCAGCGATTCGCAGGGCTAAGCCACTGCCGATGTCAACACCACCGCCATCGAAATCAACGACATCACTACCGCCTACGGCGATAGTCAAATCTGAATTGCCTCCGTGCCAGTAGATAGCACCGTCTGAGGCAGCGCCTGCGGCACCAAAGCCTAGGACGCCCTTGTGATCACCCGATGCCGATGCATCAGAATTGATCGCCATCATTTTGTCAGTTTCAACATTAGAGTAGTTAAAGTCAACACCACCCGAAAGTTGGTATTCAGCACTACCCGATTGAAATAAATAAGCCATGTTTAAAAACCCTCCATATTATAGTTTTTTTTAGGCAGGATGCTTGTTATACACTAAGCACCCCAAGCACCACATTTGCATGTGGGCTCGCTATTAATTAGTTGGTAAGAGGCGATAAAAAATCAGTAAATGAAATATTTATTGCTTCCATTACAATAAAGCTGAATAGAAGCATTTGGTGATATCAAAACTATCGAATTTTGACCGTCGATAGTTTGTGATCCAGATGTTAAAACTGTAATGTTATTGTTGTTGGCGTTGTTTGCCTCGTCTTTTATAACATACATCTGACCGCTATCTAACTGAGTCGCATCGGGCAATCTAATCTCAATAGCAACACTACTGGTATCAACTCCCAAGAAATAATCACTTTTAGAAGCGGTGATATGGTTCGTAACCGCAATACGACTGAGGGCTATTCCTCCCCCTAAGATAAGGGATTGTCCATAAAAAGAGGAGGCCGAAATATTAACACTCGAAGAGACACTTCCGCTAATAACAAGCTTATGATTAGGAGTTAAATCTCCTCCAATGTTCAAGCTACTGGTTACATACGCATTAGACGAATCGAGGGTTGTGAAGATACCCGATCCGCCTCCAATTCCCGCAATGTTAGTGAGCCGGCTGCCGTCTCCTTCTAGATAAGAAGCTGATAATCCTATGCTAGCAGTAAGTTCGCCGGTGATGTTTAAAGTCTGCCCATCAAAAGTTATATTTGATTCGCAAGTTATGCCATTAGCATCTCCACCAACATTCGTGAGAAGTCCATTATTGACAGGGTTTGTCACACGGGGAATGTTAATGACACTCGACCCGTCAGAAGTGCTTAAGTTACCTGATACGTACTGCGCAGTGACAGAACCGTCATACCACCCTGCGCCGACTGATCTCTGAGCAATTAGGGTTCCTGATATAGCATTGTACGCCATCCGACACTTTCACCCCTTTAGAATATATACCAGTTATGCCCATCTGAATATAGATTTATTGCAGGCAGACTTCCTGTTAGTATATAGGAGGTTTCCCCATCAATTGTATCAGGAGATGAGCCAGATATATAAATTGCCGTACCAACTCGGGATGTTTGCTCGTCTTTAATAATTCTGAGAGAGCCTGTGCCGGCTAAGGAAGCGCTTGGAAGACGATAGTCTGTATCAGCATCGCCGGCACGGATACCTATAATATAGTCGTCATTAGAGCCAGTGATGCCGGCGACTTCTGTAACTTGAGTATAATTAACGCGAACACCGGGAACCTTAAGAATCGAACTCGCATTGAAATATTCAATATCAAGGCTACTATTGCCATATACTTGCAAAGAGCCGCTGATAACTGTGTCTGATGACTCATCGTTGCCAAGATACGATGAGCCCGATATGTATAAGCTGCCGGTGCGAGTGTGGACGTCCGACGCATCGTTTCCGAAATAAGTAGAACCCGTAGCATCAATGACTGCCACATCTTCAATGTGGAAAGTACTAGCACTAATGGTGCCAGTGACAACTAAGGTGCCTGAAAGCACCAAGGTGTTTGCCGCCAAATTTGAATAGGACGACGTATAAAAAAGAAAATTAGAAGAACCACTAGTGGCGTTAGATCCCGTTACAAACTGAACGGATCCGTCCGGACCGGCTGCTTGGCCGCCTCCGCTTCCGGCTGAACCTGAATCGGTGCAATCAATGTATGCCCATCCAAAGGTGGCCATTTTATCCTACTCCCGATGAACCTGACCAACTGGGACGTCCGGTGCCCATTGATGTGCGTGTTGACGGGATAGAAGTCAGACCAGCTACTACTTCTACTTGGGCCTCTGCAACCCCTATTCCATAGAGCCACAGTTCCGATACTTTTAATTCTAGAACCTCAGAACTGGATCCCGATGCCACTCTAAAATAATTACTTCCTGATACTCCAATTTCAGAAAACCCTACGCGAACGGGCCCGTCATCTACATGAACCTGGACCCATCGAGTTACGAAGGGAAATTCTATTTTTGTTGCATTGTTGCAGCCAAGGGCTGCAACTGCGTATGGTTGTCCGCTGACTTGGTAAGCCCCGACATGGTTTAATCCAACTTCTGCTTTCCATGATGGATTGAAATTTGCCATTATAAAACTCCTAAATTATGCTCGTTTGTTATAAATAGTCTTTAAATTTTTCTATTACGCCTTTCTTGGGCTCTCTTTCTTTTTTGTTCATCTCGCTTTCGTTGGCGCGCTGCGCGAATGCGCTTTTCTTTCTTGGCCACCGAAGGCTTTTTGTAGCGGCGCCCTTCTTTGACGATTTCAACAATTCGTGCTTTTTTTGTTTTTTTGATAAATCTGCGAATCATCCGTTCAGTATTGTTGTGACATTCCCTGCTGGTCACTTTAACGTGTGTGGCGCGCGACATAAAACCTACTTTACCGCTTTCCAAACGGCGGTTGCATTTCCAACTAAGGAACTAATATCTACGCCGGCGTCTCGCGGATCCCCAAGATCAGGATCGCCTTTATTGGGTTCGCGAAATGAAGTAGCGTCAGTGCCTTCAAATAAGTCAACGCCATTATAAGCGTCTTTTCCAATCGATTCCATCAAGCTTTTTCGATATTCATTCACCTTCGCATTAGTCTGCGATGCTTGAGCTTGCATATTCAGTTTTTGTTCGGGTGCGCGGTGGTGGCGCTCAGTCAGCGTGGGTGTCCCTAATCCTTTCGCGACTTCCGAGACCACATTAGACAACATTCCTTCTTCTAATAAAATCTCGTGGATGCACTCTTTAACAAGCGGCTTAATTAATTTTTTTAATTCTGTTTTTTTCACTTATTCGTCTAAGACCTCGTTCAATAATCTATTAATGCGATCTGCTTTGGTAAACACATTTGGTGCTTTTAAGTCTTTAGCTTCTTTCATCATAAAAGCGCCGGGCGTAGAAGGCTCCGATACAAAATCAAAGCAAATCAATTGAAAATCGTCCTCAACAATCGTACGCCCCTCTGACTCGCTCACCGAACCCATGCCCCGAGAGGAGATGCCCAGCTGGGCGCCGCTGTTTACGAGACCGCGCAGGATATTGCCTGAAGGAGTGTCGAGAACTTTAACTTTGCCCATAACACTTTTGTCTTCCATCCATACGGCCGTCACCATATGCGAGGCATTTTTTAAATTAATCACTGAATCGTCCGGATGGTCTAATTCGCCGAGGGCGCGGTTCTCTTTAACAAGTTTGGAGTATGTTTCAATTTCTCTCATCAATACACGATGAGGATAAATGCGCCCATTACCATTCTGGATGTCTGCTTCTTGAAGCTTGCCAGACAACATCATGCCGCCGTTGGCTACATACCTCTTTTCATCTTCGGTCAGTAAATCCTGACAAACGCCGCCTTCGCAGAGCGCATAATATTCACGTAGCAATACTTTACTCATAGTTAAGATCCTTTGCAGCAGCGCCTAACTGGCTGCAGCATCCATTTGTTAGTCCACGTATTTGGTTGCATGTTTAATTCCTTCATCTCCAATAATCATATTGAGAACATATGAGGTTCCCGAGGAGAGACAGCCTAAAAGTAAGTAATTTACCGGCGTTACATCAAAACTAAATAGTTCTGTGTAGGGGGAAAGTAACATTAAAATCCACCCTACATGGAACCCAATACACATTGGACACTTGAAGAGTTCTCCTAGCCACCCTGATGTTGGGCGAATGGCATCTAAGATTTTGCCATATACTAAGATTTGTGTCATGCCGTATGCGGCTAACACAAAGTATAATAATTCTGTCATAATTCCTCTAAAGCTTGTTGTAGATCTATGAGCACGGATTCTAAAACTTCTCGCGTGAGACCACTATCACCACCAGTAGCTGATTGTACTTTGGTTATCAGGCCTTGTACTTCTTGTTGGGCACTTGCAAGTACTTTGGCTTTTTCGGCAACGCCTTGTTCTTTCTCTTGGAGTGTGTTTCTCCATATTTCCATTAAGTGTTTCATTTTAAATCGTGTATAAATAGCTAAGCGAATATGGATCGCGAATGTATCCTGGTCGGATTGAGCCCTGATCCGAATGCTGTGGCACTTCCCCTAAATCTGTGGAGTCTTCTTTATCTGGGTGGATAAGTTCGTCATCAGCCATAGAGATAATGGCCTCCGTAGATTCAAAGTAGGGCCTTTCCTCATTAATAAAATTAGAGATGTTGATAAGAGCCATTTTAGCAGTACTAAGGTCGGGTGACGATGCTTCTTCCATCAATGCTTCCAAAGAGCCATAGAAGGAGCCGGCCTGAATTGAATCAGCTATTACCAAACCCTTCTTGCGCAATTCTGCAAACAAGCGGTTCTGCGCTCCGTATACTAAATCGTTTAATGACTCTTTTGGAAAGGCAGTGATCTTGTTGGTCTTTGTGGACAACACAATATCAATATCTCCATGATCAAAAATTAGCAAGTCACCATTCATGCTTTTGCGAATGTCCATTTCAAGCCGGACGACTGCATTATCGGCGGAGGCGCCTATTCTAATCGTGACTGCCATCTGAGTAGATCTCCCTAACAAGACTTTGTGTCTTGAGTATAGTTAATAGTACATTTTCATTTATGGATTCTTGTGCGAAGGAGTCTAATTTCGAAATAACTTTGGTTGTCTTCTCCATCATTTCAACATCATCTTTAATCTCCGATGCTCCCGAGGCTTCATCTAATTTTTCTTTTAGACGAGAGATTTCCTCATTTAAAAACACTTTTAATTGTAATGCGTTGTCTGCGAACGAAGAAATATAATGTGATAACAACTCCTTTTGCTCTTCAAATAAACGACTATCATACTTATCATTAAATTTAGAAATAAAGGTCTTTACAACCAAATCATCCACTTCTTCTACCGCGAGAGTGCTCTCTTTGGAAGTAGTCATGGATGTAATAATTTCATTTTCTAGAAGTACTTGATCTTTCGGAGATGTCTTTAAAGAAAACATTTGTGAAATAGAGGCCAAAGTTTTATAATTTGGAACAAATGCATTAAACACCGAAGGTTCTAATTCGGTATTGATATCCTTAATAAGATCGCTTTGGGCTACAAAGAGTCCGTGCGGATCTAAAACTCGATGCGCGAGACGTGCTTCACGCAAAATCTTTTCAGAAATAGTCTTCTCCGCTCCTTTCGTTTCATAAAGAGATTGATGGCACTGTAAATCTTGTCGTAAAATTGAACCTTCTGCAAAGTGTTTTTTAATAATTTCTACGATCTTCTTTCGGCGAGTGTTATCTTGCTTCAGAATTGCTGCGGTTATTTCTCTAACCAGAGCCTCGTATACAAAAGCAGTGTTTCTCTTTTTGTTATGCCTTGTTTTCATCTGTGTGCTCCGTTGATTCTAGACTCTTAATAAGATCACGCACTGTTTCATTTATATGAAAAAGTTTGCTTTCTTCTAAAAGCTCTTCTGTTTTATAAGTAGGCTCTTGTTTTTCATAAATACCTGTAGAAAGTCCGCTCATTTTCGCCATGGACTGAATGTCGCCCATCCCTGGTACTATATTTCGTTGAGTGGCGCTCGCCATTTCTCTGCTATATTTAGAAGCATTCGAACGTTTGCGGGCGCCGGCTACGCGGCGGTCGCTGCCGGGATTTTGTGGAGTGCCCTTCTTATGATATACTTTTCCTTTGGATCTATCTTTACCCAAACGTGGTTCATTACGCGAACCGGGCGGTACAGCCAGGAGAGCAGAATCATCGCCTCCTCCTTCGGGTCCTCCGGCATCACTTGCCGGCATTTCTTCGGGGCCCCCACCCAGTTCATCTCCCAAGTCGCCGCCGAGATCGCCGCCCAGGTCGCCGCCAAGATCTCCGCCCATATCTCCACCAAGACCTTCGGCGCCTTCAGCAGCAGCCTGTTCGGCCACTTGTTGAAGCGCGGCATCATGTTTGCGATCATAATACATTTCGCGCTGATTACGAATAAACTCTTCGTTAGACATGCCAAAGATGTTTTCAGTGACCCAGCGGCGGGAGAAATAACCTTCTGTGGCTGCTCCTGCGATGTCGAATTTAGATTTCCAAAATTCAATCTCTTGAAGTTCTGCAATCTTAGAAGGATTGTTGAGGGTTAAATTAAAACTTAGTAAGTCGTCACCTCTAAAGCCTAGGGTGTAAAGATGGATAATTCCCACTTTTGTTAATTCCGCGATAAGGACGCGCTGTAATCTTTGTATGGTGCGGGAGAACCGAATGTCTTTTTGCGCAAGAGTTGTTTTGTCTTCTTCTGCGCCCTCTCCCATTGTAAGATAAGATTGTGGGATCTTTAGTGCAGAGAAGAGCTTGTCGCGCAAATATTTGATATCGTCAATTGCTGTAATATTTTCGCCACCGGCAAGGTTAGTAATCTCTGTTGCAGAACCAGGGCGTACTGGAATAAAATAGTCTTCCTCGATGCTCATAGGATTATATCGCAAATCAACGCGGCCGGTGTCGGGATCAATAACCTGATGTCGTTTGAGTTGTGTTACGATCTTTTCCATATATTGTTCTACATCATTCGGTGGGATCGCACCGACATCAATCTTGAAGACGCGGCGTTCGGATGAACGGACTACTCGATAAGCCATCATTGCATCTTCCATCAATACAAGCTGGCGCCAGATGCGTCTTGCGGGCTCCAAGATAGAAGTACCATAGGGCGCATACTTATCATTTCCTAAAATGCGAAAATGACAGATTTGCCAATTCTCAAATGTGAGACCAGCAGAGTTCCATTGATATTGAACATAGTTGGGGTTGGTGGAATCTTTTCCTTCTAGCCTTTCAACTTCTTGAGAGGGAAGTGCGATTACCGATTGCACTCCATATTTTTCATCGATATCCAAATACAGAAAAAAGTCTCCGTATTTACACATTGTTCGAGCCCATCCAAATAAATTGTATTTTAAGTTTAGGATGCTATCAAATAACACATCTAAGACCGCCGTAATCTCCTCATTAGGACAATTGATATTTAACATCGGACGCAGTTCAGAATAGGTCGTCATTTCATCGGCATAGATATCCATAGTGGAGGCGATTTCTGGCATATATTCCATCTGATCAAAATCAACATAGCGCTCAGAGCGTCGTTGGTTTGAAATTGCATTTGTTGCCGTTATATCTAAAGGGTTATAAAGCGTCTTTTTGAACTGCTGGCCAGAGGCTGACCTAAAGCGGGAACTAAATTTGTCTAGGTGCTGCCTTCTAATGCGCCGTCCGGATTGCGAACGGTAATTAATAATTGGTCCGGAGAATAAACGTGTTAGCGCTTTAAATAAGCCGGATTGGGAATTTGCGGGGTTTCTGTCAGAGGATGCCATTTAATTTCTCACTTAATTATCCATTTATATTGTTCATATAATTTTTGAGCTTCAGACTTTTGCTCCAAAATACTATCTTTGGTGTAGCCTCGTTGTCCTTTGATTCGAGTATCCATTGTGGTCCTACTCGTTTTTATCGAACTTAAAAAAGCCTTATGGTAATTTAATTCTCTTGCATTGGACTGAAGTGCCGTATCTCGTACCCAACAAGCAATCGCTAGCGCCATGATTAGATCATCATTATAGCCTTTCATTGCTTGAGGTTTGCCATTTTTCCAAATAAAAGTTTTCATTTCATTAATTGTGCGCGAAGAATATATTGTAATTAGTTTATTTCTTATAAACTCTTCTAATTTTGCGACGATGAGGGGGCGTGTCTTTTGAGTCGTTGAAAAACCGGCGATTGCTCTGGTGCTACTTTCTGCTTGGTGTTGTTCAATATATTCGTGTGTAGACTTAATTGAATAATATACATTAGGATAGCCGTATTCTACCAGTTTGTCAAGTACTGTATAGCCAATATTATTATTTTCTACCACAATCATGGCATTTCCGAACTCTCGTCCCACTTGATTTAACATATTAGCATACAAATCGGGAGTTAGTTTTCCTTGATATTCTCCTATAATTTCCAAAGTCTCTAATTTGAGAATATGAAAGGTAGAGAAGTCGGCGCCGTCGCCGCGTGCCACGTCGACCACTATCAGATAATTACAGGTGGGATCGAACTCTTCCCAGATCCAAAAATTACGATCAAAACCAGTACGATGCTTGGGTTCTTTTACGTTTGTCAGAAGCCACTCCATGCACTGTGGATCTATAACTGTTTCGCCTGATGTATTGAAATTGCATTGAAGCTCTTGCGCAATCTGTCGATTGGACATGTTCCTAGTTTCTTTCGTGTACCATTGTTGATCTCTTTCCGGGTGCACATCCCACGGTAACACCGTCATATTAAAGTTATTTGTTCCAGCTTCGGCATCGATGCATGTTTTATGGAACCAGTTCCCCACTCCATTCGGCGTTGACAGTGCGATGCAGCGACCACCCGTCGAAAGTGTGGGATAGAGACCGGTCCAGAGTTCTTCAAGTCCTTCAATGTGTGCGGCCTCATCAAGCACTAACAGGGACAGAGCTTCAGAACGACCGGCGTCTCCGGAAGTAGAGGTGGCCTTAATAGAAGAGCCGTTGGACAATTCGAAGGAAGTGCGATTGTCGACACTAATTTGTGCAATTTTTAGCCATTCAGGTAAATTACGCATGATGCCTTTTACTTTTTTTACAAGGTTGCCTGCGGTGGCAAATTTCGTAGCCATAACCAAGATAGATTTATCGCGATGATATAACATCAGCCACACAATGTAGCCAGCAGTAATCGTTGAGATGCCTAGCTGCCGCGCTTTCAGAATAACATTAAAACGATGATCGTTAAAATTATGTAATAGGTCGTCTTGGAAATCATATGTATCAAATAAAATTAACCCATGCATTGGGTGGGAGATGCGGGCGTAAGTCTTAAGAAAGTAAGCGGGGTCTTTACCACATTTGAGGATTTCGTTGACTTGCTGTTTCTTGTCTAATTGAAAACTCATTCATCATCTACGATTTCTATTGTTTCTTCAAGATCTAAAGGGGGCTCAGGTACGTTGTCTTCTTCTGCTTCCTCACAATCGGAGCCAGTCTCGACGAGAGTTGCTCTCGCAACTTCTTCCATAATAATCTCTTTAAGTCGGGCGATAGAAATCTTCATTAGTCCTTCTTCCTTGTGTCATTGTCGGGGCGTGATCCCCCTTTGCCATTCCAGCCGCCTTGATTTAAGAAAGTTTCCCAATTTCGTTCCACGCCGGCGCGGGAGCCGGTATCATTATTCATCTCTTTGGTAAGACCGCCTACTTTATAATGTTTCTTTGCTTGAACCCAACTGCGTACTCGGGATGAATTCTGAACGAACACGTCGACTTCACCTTCTTCCGTGAGGGAAACAGCATTACCTGTAATCTTTTTATATTCTTTTTTAATCCAGCCGGCGATATCGGTGAGGCGCTGATCCATATCTGATTCGAAGCCTGCGGCATACACCTCTTTAAGCTGAATCTCAGATTGATAACTTAAACACATCATGTCTCCATAGAATTTGACGTTAAAGCCATCCATTACGCGCTGATCAATAAGAGCATCGCCTTCTTCTCGACGCAATATGCCGGGCTTATCCGGTTCATAGTCTTCTCCCAAAGAGCCATCGTATGCGTTTGCTGCAGCCTGGGCTAGGCCTTGTATGATTTCATAAATTGTTGCCATTCTTTTGTTCCTCTGAGTTTGGTCTCCAGCCTGAATTCCATCTTTCTTCTCTGTCTTCGACGTATTTAATGTAGCATGGGTGGCAACAATCAAATTTGAGAAGACATACGTCATCTTTAGCTTTTCTCGCGAGCGAGTGGCACACCGGACAACGTTGTAAAGAATCTCTATTAAATAGTTTCTTTGAAACCTTTATACCATTTACATCGATTTTCTCTTGAAAGCTTTCATTGCGTGCTGTTTTTTCATATAATGCGCGCATCTGTTCTAAGTATTCAGTTTCCTTATCTTCGTCCCAATTGGCGCGTGGGTTTTGAATGGTCTCATCTCCATATTTTTTAGCAATAGCTTGTTCAATTTGAGCTAGTTTATTTAAATCCTTATCACTCATTAAAAAGCCTATATGCTGTGTAAGTGCTCGCGATACCTACTGCAACTCCCCCAACGGCCCATACCCAATTATTGCGGGGCGACTGGCGTAAGAGGGATTTTCGCAATTGATCAATTTCGATATCTTTCTGTTGGATCAGAAGAGTGCTTTCTTCATTTAGTGCACTGTATTTGATTTCCCAATCTCGAATTACTAGGTCATAGGCTGCAGCTTCTACCGAAATTTCGTATTCGATGCGTGCTTTGCATGCAGCGTTAGCCGTTGTTTGGCGCGCCAGAATCTCTGCCAGGGCTGGCGGATCAAACAAGATCCCTTCGAATGGTGCGCACTGTTGTTCTCCAAGAAATGTGAACTGACCCACATTTTCGGCATGCGCAGGGCTGCCCAATATTAATAATAGATTAAGGAACATAATCAAACCCATACATTAACATAATCGTCTCAGATAGCCCTTCGGGATCTTGAGAAAACTGACGTCCGTATTCGGTGCGCTTACTGTTTCTCAAATCTTGCAACGCTTCTTGGCTACGCTCATAATCATTTTCAATTTGTTCTATGGCATCTTTATACGTCTGCAGCGACGTTTCTAATTCACTTAATTGTTGTTGATGAATCGCTTGAAGCCCAGTGATTTGTGCTTGAAGAGACTGTCGCGATGTCTCATAGGCGCTTTCAAGCTGCTTATAATCATAACGCATTTTTCCCATTATCACAAGTGAGAGAAGGGCGATTAATACGCCCTTCCAGTTTTGTATCAAAAATTGTAGTGCTAATTTTTGCAAGGTTACTTAAGCCCCTTTAATCTCTCAACAATGTCCACGGCGCCTTGAGTTCCAATAAACACAGTGCTAATAATAACCCAGTCGCCACTCGTAAGATATCCAGCAAATGCTAATGTGGATGCAGTCATCCACACCAGAAGCTTACGCGATGTAAGCTTCAAAAGCCATGTATCTAAAAACCCTTTGTGTTCAGCCATCAGCTAGCCCATAGGCAAGCGTGAGTCACTGCGCCACCAAGAGCCACAAGACCCATCAATAACCACCAGCTAGCGCGGCTGCTGCCGTCATGAACTTCGTTCCATACTGACCAACCAATCTCTAATACTACGCCCCAGACATGACCGGCCGCAGTCCTACATGTATTCCATGCTTTGTTTAATAAACTCATTTTTTATTTACCTCTATTTTGTGCTTTTATGCTTTTTACGCATTTCTCATATTTTTCTTTATCTTCTCTTCCGACAGAACTCGTACAAATGGCCCAAGGATTATCCTTCTCTTTTTCTTCCAAATATGCTTCAAGCTCTTCTCTAATCATCTCATCAAAAAATTTAAAACGCTTTTTCTTTTTGGCAGGCTCATCCATAGCTACCGTATCTCCCTGCATCGCTTGATTGTATAGCTGCCACGCTACCGCATCGACGACCTGTTGATTAATGTTTTCGGCATCTAAATAGGTTGCCAGGAGTTGAATTGCTTCTCGACGGTATTCTTTCGGTGGGCGAACAGGGGCTGGCTCATCATCAATTGGACCGGACCATTCGCCGCCAAGAGTGTCTGTCGCCTTGAGGGCATTGGGATCTTCTTCTGGATCTTCAAAATCTCCGGGACCATGTTGACCGAGAGTCAAGTGACCTTTGAGTGCTTCAAAAGCAACGTCAAGCTCTTCCTTGATGAGATGCTTTAATTTTGCTCTAGTTACTCGCATGGATCGTGAGGCTCCAATTTAACAGGGGGTGATGGTTGTACTGGAATATGGATTCCTTGGTTAATGACATCTTGCATTTCGTTAAGTCTTTCGTTGGTGTGGTGGTGGGATTGTTTCATAGCGAAGAGTGTCATGATTGCTAAGGCGAGCGCAAGAATGTCGACGCTCCAAAGCCGATTGACAATCCTTTGGAGTTTTTCAATCATTGCAGACCGGCCCAGGTTAGCATTATAATTAGTACTATAATCGCACCAAACGCCGCTGAGGCTCCTAAAAGGTCCGACCACTTAATTCCGCGCCATTCTAGCCAATGATTAAGTTTGCGCCACCACTTCATTTTTGTTTTCCTATGTTGCTAATCCATTCATACTTAGTATCGCAATCAATCCAGGTACATTCTTTCGGACGTAAACGCCAGAGAAAAGTGTCTCGCACCGACCCCCGACATAAGCGATTGCCGACTCAATGTTTTTACTGATCTTGGGATCCGCGACCATCTCCTCTGAAGCTACTAGAATCAAAGAGCCGGCTGCTGCTTTACCCTTTGGTGGGGGGCATGCTGACCGATTCATGCAGTTGTGAAGTATCACCGATCCAAGCTTTCCAGTGTTAGGATCCTTGATCATCGTCGAGCCTACAAAGGCGCGACCGTCATTACCCAAGCACGTTTCCAGATCTTTACCATCAAAAGATTGGATCGGTGATTCTTCAGTGGAGAGTTTTAATACTTGGGCTAATGATTTTGCAAATTGTGTATTGGCGACAGGATACATGCCAAGCATGCCAATTCTGCCGCGGAGTAATCGTGTGGCGCGTTCGTTATCCAAAATGATATGTGGATATTTGGCAGCATCGTTTGCCAAGGTTAACGCATTTCGAGCGATGGTGGGGTTAAGATTTTCTTGTGCGGTTGGCCAAGAAACTATATAAACGACTTTACCAGAAGACTGAACGGAGCGCATATAACGCTCAAAGACAGGATGCAGAGCAGTGACAGAGCTACCGGTGCCGCCGCCGCCACCAGCAAGAACAAATAACCAATCAACTTTTCCAAGTTTGATGCGGAGAGCATCTTCAATAATCGCGCCATTTTGTGTAAATACCTCTTTTCCATAATCCACGTTTTTTCCAATTCCGTCTGAATCAGGGATTAGTACGACATGGTCTTCTTCAACGTTTTTCGGAATGTCTTTGCCGGTGGTGTTCACCAAGAGTGTCTTGTTGAATCCCAACTCTAGAAAAGCATTCGCCATTTTGTTGCCTCCGCCGCCGACGCCAACAAAGCCCACGTTCAATGAAGTGGGCGCTGTGTTTTCTGGGAGGAGATCTTCATCAGAATATTCCATCTGGAGACCGAAGTCCTCAACCATTCCGAAATCTTCAGCGGCTACTTCTTCATGATAGTGGTCTTTCTCCTGGTTAAAGGAGGGAGGAGGCTCTGCGGGAGGCAGAAAATCAAACTCGTCTTTTTCGTCGTTTTTGTTGTCGCTCATTGGTTTACCTTTGCGTATCCTTCT